TCAGCCTCCAAGATAGATTTTCCCCTGCGCGATTGGTGATAAGCGGATAGCTGATTCCAAATGCTCTGGTGACAAGTGCGCATACCGCATGGTCATCGTGATTGACGAGTGCCCGAGGATCCGCTGTAGCGTGAGGATGTCCCCTCCTCCCATCATGTAATGGCTGGCGAAGGTGTGGCGGAGGATGTGGGTCAGTTGCCCCGGCGTCTGGAATCCACAGCGCTCATAGGCGCAACGGAAGGCGGCGCGGCAGGACATGAACAGGCGGCCGGTTCCAGGCATGCCCACCTTGAACATCAGTTGCTCCAGCTCGGCCGGGATCGGCACCGAACGGCTCTGACGGTTCTTGGTCCGGTGGTAGTGGACCTTTCCCCCATGCACGGCCCCACGGGCGATGCTCTCGGCTTCTTCCCAGCGGGCACCTGTAGCGAGGCACAGGAGAGCGACCGGGTACGTGTGGTTGTTCGTACTGGCCTTGCACTCCTCGAGGAGCTGGGCGACCTGATCCAGGGTCAGGAAGGTCAGTTCGACCTGATCGGTCTTGATCTGCCGGACGTTGGCCAGCGGGTTTGCCTTGTGCCATGAGCCGAGGCGGATCAGCTCGGAGAAGATGGCCGACAGGTAGCGTTGCTCGTGATTGACCGTCTCCGGTTTCACTTCAGTCAGACGACGTTGCCGGTAGCGTGCCCACGCGAGCGAATCGAACTCGAAGGCCTGCGGATCGCCGAGGCGTTCAGCCAATGCTTGGCATCGAGCCAGACGCTGTTTGCCGTCCTTCAGAGTGCAGCCGTGGAGGTCGTACCAGACCTTTACCAGATCGGAGAGGCGATCATCCAGAGGGCGGCCTGTCTCGCCCAGGACGGTGAAGAAGTCCTGCTCGTAGCGAATGGCTGCGGACTTGGTGGCGAAGCCCTTCTTGCGGATCCTGCGACCAGAGCGACCGTTCTCGTAGAAGTCAGCCGTCCACGTCTTCCCATCCTTGCGCGCGGTCATATCGCGTAGCCCCGCCTGATGTAGCGATCATTGATCAGTCCAATGACGTGTTTTTCGAGGTCGCGAGTGCTGTAGCCCTTGGCGGTGTAGTGGTCTTCGATCACATGCCAGAAGGGAAGCGTTCTCCCGACCTCAAGCGCTTTTTTTGGCGGGATGCGCTCCCGTGCGATCAGGCTGGCGAACTGACCCAGGAACATCTCGCAGTTCTTGCCGGAGAAGCCCTGAGCGGTCTTGTAGTAGCGACGGTACTCGGTGCGTTCGATGAGCGGATCGGCTTCTACCTGGACCTTGGTGTCGAGGCTGATCAGCGACCAGAAAGCATCGAAGATCCCTTCCCGGGAAATGAGCTTGTAGTTGTCGCAGGCGTACTGCCACAGGCCTTGCAGGTGCGGGCAAAGACCCTCGTAGGTTCGGCAGCCGATCACCTCGCCAGAGGTCATCGTGGAGCCTTCGGAGAACTGCTGGACGATGGAGTGGTGATAGCGGAACTCGATGCGCCATACCGTTTCCAGCGGGTTGAAGGCGGGTTCGCCATCACCGAAGGGATCACCGTTCAGGGAGGCCCATACCGATTCCCAATAGTCGAGCTTGTCGGTCGCTCTCGCCTGCAGCGTCTTGTTGTAGAGGCACATCTGCAGGCCGTTGGCCGAGCCGAACATGAAGGTCTCGCCACGCCCATATACCGAGGCGTTGCCGTCGTACTCGATGCGGTCGATGCCGCTGATCTGACGCACGCGCCGGGAACGGCAGTGCATGCGGTCCACGAAGTCCACGGGTGGGGTCCAGCCCTGAACGTCGAGTGCGATATGGACGGCGCACTGGTTTACTTCGCAGGCCGAGAGCACTCCAGCGGCCAGGTCATCCATCACGCCCTGCAGGATCTTCGGATCGGCGCCATCCAGGGCGTGAGGCGACACCTCAATTTTCAGGTGCGGGCCGATGTTCTCCAGCTTCACGTTGTGGTTCTTGATTAGCAGGATCAGACCGAGGTCGGCGTTCTGCAGGCGATACTGGTAGCCCGAGTCCCGACCAATGCGGCCCTTGGCCCACTTGTAGCCGGCGAAGTTGACGAGATCTTCCGGCTCATCGAACAGCGCCATCACTTCCGGACGGATCATGCCGTTGTACAGCTGCCGCACCGTATCGACGCCACAGCGCAGCAGGCGCACACCCGACAGGTCGGCGAATCTGCCGTTGCTCGGGTCCATGAAAATCCGTCCTTCGGACGACTCATAAAAATCCCCGGTCTCCTTGAGGATCAGGCGGAGGGGGTGAACTGCCTTTTTCATTCTTTCGTACCTTCAATGAGGTTTATTGAGGTGCTTACTCGTTAGCTATCCGACGTGTTACAGGGTCGTCGGCCGCGCCGCCGGCCTACCGCTCGTGCCTGACGCTCTCGGCCGGCGGCGCGGCTCGCCGAGTCAAAACGGAAACGCCGCCACCGGCTGCACGAGCTGCAACGCGGTGAAGAACCCCAGCGCAAAGGCGAGTACGAGCAGCCCGAGGGCGTTGATCAGTCCAGGCAGGTTCATTGCTTTCTCCAGGGGCGTGAGGCGTATTCACTGTCTGGCACCACCACCACTTGCGGCGATGAAGTTGGGCTACCGACGGCGGGCGATGTCGCCAGTGTGAGCGGGGCGTTGGAGATCGCCGGCCGTGCTGGAGATCCGGCGCAGGTGACGGTCTGTTTCCAGCGTTCGAACATCAGCTCGGCGACGCAGGCGCCTTTGCTGCGAACGGCGTAGCCCGAGCCCACCAATTCCCAACTGGTGAGGTCCAGACGGCGACCTTCGGCATCGATGAAGGCGAACATGTACTGGTCGCCTTTCTTCTTGCTGTAGAGGTGGGCGGTGATGGTGATGGAGCGGCCGGCGAAGGGATGCGGGTTCAGCTCAGCAGGCGGAGCAGCTGGCCGATCAGGTAGAGGCTGAGCAGGAACAGCCCCAGTCGCAGCAGGACGCGCTGCAGCAGCCACAGCAGCGGCTTGACCAGGGGACGCAGCAGCATTCGGAGAAGGTGCAGCAGCAGGCTTGGCAGCGGGCGCAGGAGCGTTGCCGCCGACGACCTTGAGAGGTCCCATATAGCTGACAAAGCCAATAGTGCCGGCCAGCAGTGCCAGTAGAAAAACCAGCTTAGGGGACCGGCAGAGACTCTTGCCGGCCTTGGTGTCCTGGGTCTTTCCGGTGGCGGTGGACTGGTAGAGGGCGAAGGTCTGCTTTCGGATGCGCTTGTACTCGACGATGGTGCCGTCGGCGGGAGGTCGGTTGAGCTGGGCGTCATGCTGGGCCTCCTTGTAGCGGCCGGGGACTCCGATCACTGCGAGGTTGGAGTGCTTGTAGGCCATCTCGCAGGTCATGCGAATGTCGTCGCGGATGTAGCTGATGTTCGGGGTGGTGAGCACGATGTCCCAGTTGAAGTGCCGGTGCCGGGTCCAGGCGTCGAGCCAGCCCATGGGGCGGTCGGCTGCGTGGGCCGCTTCGGGGCCGCCGGGGTAGTCGAACTTCTCCAGGTCCTTTTCGCGCCAGGACTTGGGGAACAGCAGCTGGGTTTCGTCGAAGATCAGGAACGCGCCCCGCGGCGCCCACTGAAACCAGCTGCGCATGCGGTCGAGGTCGACCAGGGATTCGAGATCGAGGTTGATGATCTCGGCGGTGTTGGGCAGGTCGGGGAAGACGGCGTAAGCGCGCTCCAGAGTGAAGCCGCGGACGTTGGTGATGATGACGCGGCCTTCCTTGAGCGCCGGGACGGCATCGTCCTGGATCGCGCCGGAGGTCTTGTAGGAGCCGTTGGGGCCATGGTGAATCTTGATGGACATAGGTCACCTGCCAATGAAGGGCACGAAGCGCATGCAGAAGCGCGTGACGGCCGCGAGGAAGATGATGTTGAGGGCCTGCGGTACGCCCAGGAACGACAGCGCCGAGGCGATGGGCGCGGGCAACGCGGCGTACATCGAGCGCACCAGCTGGCCGACGCCGAGGCCTTCGATCAGGTCGTTGGCGACGGTGAAGCTGACGTCGATCAGCAGCAGGAAGGTCTGTAGCGCACCGACCATGGCGGCCTTGGTGGCGACGACCAGGCCGTCCTTGACGAAGTCGTAGATGCCCTGGGCGAAGAAGTTCCAGAGCCACTGGAAGAAGCTGATGATCTGGTCGAGGAAGCCGGAGAGCCATTCCATGAATCACTCCTTCAGGACGATGAGCGCGGCGATCACGGCCGCCATCAGCAGCAGTGCAAGCCGGAGGTTGGAGAGTTGCTCGGCGTAGTCAGCGACGCAGAAGCGGTAGGACTTCTTCCAGACGGTGAAGGAGTCGCAGGGTAGTTGGCCGCCGCCGGCGGCGAGATTGAGGTTGAAGGCGCTCGTCATCTGGTCGACGTTGGCCTTCACCTTGTCTTTGAGTTCCTTTTTGGCCTCGTCGAGGCGCTGGCCCCACTCTTCGTTGGCTTTGTCCCAGCTGCCCGCCTCGGGTTTATTCAGAGCGGATTCGGGGCCTTTGCCACCGCCGCAGACGTAGCCCTTGCTCGGGTCGCATTCGCCGTCGTCTTCTCCAGTGCCGTCATCGTCGCCGCTGCCACTTCCGGAGTCGCTGCCGGAGCCGGAACCGCCGTCGTCTTCGTCCCAGCAGTCGCCGTCGACATCGCAGGGGTCGCCGGATTCTCCGTCTTCGCCATCATCAGCATCGCCACCTTCGTCACC